ATGAGATAGCCGGTCGGCGAAAAGCTTCCCAACAAAAGCCCATTGATTATGTAGATCCCATATACCCCATTATAGACCAGCGAAAATGCGTTGTTACCTAAGACAAACAATCCGCTTTGTTCGACATAAACCCCATGCCGACCAAACCCCCAAATCGAAACCGAGTCGACGTACAGCGTCGCGTTAACCATCAAGCCATTGCCTTGGCGGTTTTGCTCGGATGGCGAATTACCACCGGAAGCAATGGTTTGACTGCCCGTGATCAAGAGATATCGCAGAGTGACGCCATCCCTGCGCGACCAAAAGCCAGTAACGCCGCCGGTGAAACTTAATTCGGTCGAATAGATGTTGCGCAGCGCGATGATGTCATAAGTGCCATCGGAGGCATTGTGTGGCCCGCTATATTGAAACGTGCTTGGCTGCGGTGCCGCGCCTTTGAGTGCCGCGCCTTGAATGATGATGCGATTTGAATTCGCATGATTGAGCTCGCAGGTTGCGGTGTAAGTCCATTTTCCCGCCGCGACCATGAACGTGACCGAGCCGGTGTTGGTGATCGTATATTCTGAAAGCCAAGTGAACGCGGATTGCAGATCGACGAAGTCAGCACCGGCGCCGTGAACGGTCTTCGTGATGTCGGTCGTGATATATTTTTTTGCGATCAGTAATTGGATCGCCTGCCATAGCTGCGTGAGATCCGAATGATCCGGCGTCAGCCCGGCGTTTTGAATGACCGTAACGATTTCGATCTGATCTTCGTCGACCGCGGTGTTAGGCGGAATCGAGCCGCCGGTGCCAGTGACCGGATTGCCGTTTATGTATCGAGGATATGTCCCGATCGGTGGTTCGGGCGTGCCATACGGCTGAGAATATCTCATTGAGTCCCTCTCACGCTTTCAAGGAGTTCCCGCCATCGCATCCGGCGGCGTCACGCCGGAATAGTCGAATAGCACTTCGGTATGCGCCGGCCGCCACGTGCGGATCATGCATTCGAGATCGGTGGCAAGGCCGATTTTGAGATGTGGATCGATGCCGCATTGGCCCGTGCCGCATCGGAACCAAACCAATTTGCTTTGCTGCACGTGCACGGTCCACGCGAAGCGGTTTTCGGCCGGCGGCCCAATCCAGCACGGCCATGGGCCGAGCGAGCCATCGGGATTGAGTGTGCGATTGTCGCCGACGGCATCGACACCGACCATGAACGGGCGATATTCTGAAATCGAAATCTGGTAACCCATGCGTGCGGCCGAACTAATAAAGAATTGCCGCGATTGCCCGCCCATCAACGTCATCCAAAGCACGAGCTTTGTTTGCCGTTCGCCGATCGTGGCGGGATTAGGAGCATCGCACGGGAATGGCCGCCAAGCTTGTTCCCACCAATCCAACATCTCGACGGTTTGACGCGGATCGCTTTCGCGCTCTAGCAGATCACCGGCGCGGCCATCACACCATCCGAAGATGCCGGCGAGCCCGCGCACGGTGCGCATAAACACCGTGTCGGGCCAGCGCGGCCACGCGATGCCTTGCGGCAATAGCGCTTGCAGCGCGTGCGTGTATTCGTCTTGCCCGCGGCGGACGTAACGATCTTGCGCCGGTGGCGGCTCGATCGCGTAATCTTGCGGAAGGATTGCCATCGCTATCTCAACGGCCGCGGCGCATGGCCAGCCGCGACTTCCTTCGACGCCATGGCCGACTTTGCGAACGCGACCGCTGTCGTCGGCGTCACATAGGTGATCGTTCCCATCGTTGCGAGCGCGCCATTGTGGGGCATCGGATGATCATCCATTTGCAAGTCGAAATCGTTTGTGCAGCGATTGACGGCCTCCGCAATCCACGACGCCATGATCGTGGTCGGACCGACGAGCTCGCCGTTTACCTGATGCGCCGGATTGGCTTTCTCTTGAATCATGGCCGCGACGGAGTCCTCGACTTGCGCCCGCAGCGCCAGCGAATCTTGCGTCAGCGTAAGCGAGAAATCGATCGGTTCTGGCACCGGACTCTCGACGAAGAAATCGCGCACGGCGACTGGCCGCACCGTGTCGAGATAGTTGCGCACGACGTCGATATCTTCCTGAATCGGGAAGCCAGCGGTATCGGCGCGGAGCGCGTCGCACATGAATCTCACCGTAACGCAGCCCATGCCCATCTCGCGCGGCGCGCACCATGCCCGCGTCACCGACGGGATCGACATCGCCCACTGTTCATAATCGTAAGCGCAGCCGCCCATTGGAGGCTGCCGGATACGCGCGAGAATGCGGGCGCGAAGCTGCTCGTCGCTCTCGATCTCTGTGCCGCCGCGCAGATCGACGACGAGCACGGCACTATCGACGCCGGTCGCTGGCGTCGTCATGGCCAGCGCCGTGCCGACCGGCTGATTGCCGGCGGCGCCCGGGTTGAGCGCGCGCACCGCGACTTCGGTCGGCTGATCGGTCAACGTGATGAATTCGAGCGTTTGAAAGAACACACCGTCGGGTGAGACGAGCTCGGTGCCCGCGGGCACAACGATGCCGGCCACGCCGGTGAATGTGACCGTGCCGCTCGATGCCGTCGCATTCTTGCGCCCGGTCGTGCCGTCCGAATTCTGAATCCAGATTTGTCCGTGGCGGTCAAGCCAAATTGTTTCGGCCTGATCCGGCATTAGCTGCCGCGCCAACCAATCGAGAAACCGCAAGATCAGCGCCGCGAGGCCGGCTTGCGCATCGCCCATCACGCGCAGCACAGTGTTGCCGACGACCTGCGAGCCATAAAGCGACGACGTGATGTCGTCGCGAACCATCTGTCGCACTTGTTGAATGGTCGGCGTTGTCCACGGCATCAGAGATTCCCATAAGGCGAGAGCACGGGCTGAATCACGAGTTGCTGCCAGAGATTTTGGAATATGAGTTCGATCGCGGGCAGATTGCCGCGATAGATCGTGATATTGACATCGATGCGCTCGACGCCGACGCGTGCGGCTTTCACATCGATTTGCGAGCACATGCGCAGATCGAGCAGCGGTTGCAAACCTTCGCGCGTGTAATTCTCCGCGCGCGCGACGGTGTCGCCTTCCATCGAGGGATAGTCATTGATCTTGGCGCGCGTTAAGAGCCAATTCTTGCAACCGATCGGCCAACCGTTCCAAATTTCCTGTGCCTGCCAATCAGCCCACCATCCTCGGCAGTCGGTAGAATCCGGGTCTGGCCTGATTTCCCACGGATCCGAAAGCCGATCCGACATCAGGCAAACTTTGACGTAGTTGGCGAGCTCTTGCTCTTCGTCGAGCACGCCGGTCGGCAACAGCCACCAATCCGCGATCGTCTCGACGAAATCAAATTTGCTGACTATGCGGACGTCGGCCATTAAATCTGCTCACCCTTGTTGCCCCCGGCATTGGAAAGCACGCGCAAAGTCAGCGGCATAAATGCCGGATGCACGGCGTCGTTCTCGGCTTCGATCTCGGCGAAGCGCGAGCCATCGCCATAGATACGATTGGCCAGATAGAGCGACGGCATCGGCATGTCGCTCGTGTATTGCACGTAGCGCGGCAATTGCAGCGCGACCGTCGCCAGATGCTTGATCGTGGCGCCCGATAGCGCGACGAGCGATTGATAGACGGTCGGATCATTGAAGTCGTCGATGCCGATCGCCGCCGCGTCGTCGAAAGCTTGCTTCACCGCAAGCACCATCGCTTGCGCGTCTTGTTGCGAGCGGAACGTCGTTTTCGTGATCGCGCGCGATTGCGAGCTCAGGGTCACGACCACCGCGCAACGCAAGACAAGCTGCACAAGTTCGGAAATGCTGCCGCTGTAACTCATGAGATATTCGCGCGCGGCTTCGAGCCCGAGATAGGTCGCGCCGGCCTTGTCGGCCGCAGCCATCAACGATTGCAACGCGCCACCGATATTATTGCCGCGCAAGTAGGCATCGGCATTCACTCGCAGCGCATTGCCGATGCGCAGCACGTCGTTCGCATCTGTGCCCGCCGTCGACGGGATGCTTTGCAAGACCTTATTGACGAAGCCTTGCAGAAAGCTCGTCGCCGCCTCGATTTGCGTGAGATAGCTTGGCGGCCACGGCGACACCGCGATGCCCGGCCCCACCGTTAAGCGCGGGAATGCGAAGCTCGGGCTGCCGGTCCAATATGGATTAAGTGCTAAAACGTAATTATTGGCAACGCCGGACACGGTTCCGAAATCGGGGCTGCCGGTGGAAAATCCGAGCGCGACAAGCGGATAGATTTGAGTAAGACGCGGCGTGTCGAAACTCGGCGAGCCGAGCGTGTAATTGTTCGTGAAGAATCGATGCGATTGCGTGATGCCCGGCGTTGCAAAGCTCGGTGAGCCAAGCGTGTAGGCATTGACACTTAATCGATTGACCGAACGAAGTGCTGGCGTCGCAAATGACGGCGAGCCGAGCGTGTATGCATTCACATGTAAAACGACAGAACTAATAATGAGCGACGGCGTTGCGAAGCTCGGCGAACCGAGCGAATAAGCCGGCGGCGCGGGGAAAACGTATTTGATCGTAAGCGCCGGTGTCGCGAAGATGGGCGAGCCAAGCGAATAATCGCCGGCAACAAGCAGAACGCCGGTTTGAAATGCATTAACCTGAAATGCGACCGGCTGTGATTGAAAAGCAGGATAGCCGGCCATCTATAACCCCATCATCGCGGCGTTAAAACCTTTTGCGACACGCGCCTCCTTGAACGCGAATATCAACGCGGCATAGGGCGCTGTCATCGCAGCAACGGTCGGACGGGCGAGCCGGACATTAGCTAGTTTTTCTTCCATAGATCCGAACCGTTCCGGCGCTGATGTTGCCAGCAGTAAATGCAAGTTGGACACCCGTGATGACACCATTGTTATTCAAAAAACCATTTATAAAAGCACTGTTGAGCACGGCACCAGGCGTCAACCAGGAAGTCTGACCGCTTATATATTTCCGAACAGAGCTATTAGGTCCATGCAAGTGCAGCACTCCACTCAGACCAGCACCCGCAATCGTGCCAACAGTTCCAAGATTGGCACCGTTACCGGAAAGCAGAAATGAACCACCCGCACTCACATCGGTCCCGATATTTGTACCGGCGCCAAGTGCGCCCGTCACGTAACAGTTATAACCAGTCGTAACAAATGCGCCGCCGACCTGAGCTAGCATCGCAAAATTCACGGGAGTGCTACTCGGCACTAGATTTAACAACTCAAACTCGTAACTATCGTAAGCGCTGGTGATACTGGTGGTATCGGTCAAATTCGCGCTGCTGCTTGCAACCAGTGTGTTGAGCAGCACAAGGCCGGCCTGCTGCACGAACGCCGCCGAGTACGGTGACAAGCTCACGATAGCGGCATAATCGGCCGTGCCGTCGCTGAAAATTTGCGCCGCCTCGCCGCGCGCCAGTACGAGCGCGCTGGCACCGTTGATCGTGCCGCTGCCGATTGTCACCGTGACGCCGGCCGGTGATTGCACGTTCTTGATCTTCGTCGTCCATCCGTTCGGCATGTTGCCGCCGGACGGCGCGGCAAGGCTAACCGCGATGGCGCCGACGTTGGTGTAACGAATGAACGTACAATGATCGGCGTTACTGATCGTGTCGCTTGTGGTGCTGGCCGAGCGCATGCCGAGCCAGAAATCGTGATCGTCATTCCAATTCGACGGCCGCACTTGCGTCGCATCGGTGCCATCGGCGACCGACGATTGAAACCTATGCTTGAGAACCTTCGTCATGAGCCGGGCTGTCCGAAGTCGAAGGCCGGGATGGAGAACACGTTGCCGGCGGTAACAGATTGCGACGACGCGAGATCGTTATCGATCAGCAATCGCGAGTTCACAGAATCGACGATCGCCCATCGTGTCGCGCTGCCCGTGCCGGTGACATTCCCCGAAGTCACTGCCACGGTGGTGAGTTTTCTGCCATTCGGTGTGCGATCGACCGGCCCCGTAAACACGTTGCCGGCGCCGAAGCTTTGATTACCGAGCGCCAGCGTCGTCGTCGCCGAGGCGTAGTCGGTAGGCTCCGCACTGCAAATGTAGATGTGCGTCGCTTGGGCCTTGAGACCGAGCAGACCGTTGTCAATACCCCATGGATTCAGTTTGCCGGGCATAGCGCGGACTCCCTTTCAGTTTGTGCGCTTGATTTGCTGCCGCGAATGCGGCGGCGAGTGGCTTACTGCACTGGCGGCAATCCCGCTTCGCCTAATTCGCGGTTGAGATTGTCTTTATATGTTTGCTGATCT